AAAGTCTTGTTAGAGAGCGTCTGTGTGCCTGTGAGCGTAGCTACAGTGCTGTCAATGGCAAAGGTTACAGCATTACCAGAGCCGCTAGTGTCTACACCAGTGCCACCAGTAAACGTAAGAGTCTCTGAGTCTAGGTCAATGCTCAGGGCACCACCAGAGTCTGCTTGGAAGTCTAAGTCCTGTGCAGTTACCTGTGAGTCTACGTAGGCTTTAACTGACTGTTGAGTTACGAGTGCTGTAGCACTATCTGAAGACAAGTCATCTTCATCAAGAATAGCTGTAACTGTTGCGCCAGAAGTTAATATAAGACTATCAACATTGGCAGTCCCATCAATATAAAGATTTCGCCACTGCTGTGTAGTGCTTCCAAGATCATAAGTATCATCATCATCTGGAATAATATGAGAATCTACATCAGCACCAAACACAACATTATCTGTGGCTGCATCACCCATTGTAATTGTGCCGCCATTAAATGTAGTAGTTCCTGTTACTGTTAGATTGCCACCAACATCTACATTTCCTGTAGTTGTAATAGTATCTGTATAAGTATCTTTAAATCGTAAAGAAGTTGTACCAAGATCTATATCACTATCTGTGACAGGTACGATAGCGCCATCCTGAATACGAATCTGCTCGACTGCTGCACTAGAAACCTCTACATAAAAACCCCAACGATTGTTGGTGCTGTCTACTTCAATCTTGTTAAGAAAATCTAGGTCGCCAATTTTAAAGATGTTACCACCTTGACCAGCTGAACCATCGTGACGGTGACCAGTAGAAGATGCTGAAGTGCTTGAATACGTAAAGGCATTAACTAACTGGTTATACTCATCATTAAACAATGAGGCCGTAATAGTATCGCCATCACTTAACGTACTTTGTCGAGTGTAATTCTGGGCCATGTTTATCTCCTACCTGATGGCATATAATCTATGTAAAGGCCATTGACTGCGTATGGCGCTTTAGTATCTGTACTTGTAATTCTAAAACTTACTGTGTTTCCGCTGCCTTCTACGGGCTGTCGAACCATTGGGTCGTTACTAGCGCCAAAGGTTGCTGTACCAAAAACAGCACTGCCAAAAATCGCAGGCAACGGCACAGAGTCCAGAACATAATCTGGAGGCTGTGGAATATCTGTGTCTTCGTAATCAAAACGCATACGAAGTGTTGGCTGAATCTGACCTTCTGGACTGAGAGACAGTCGTGCATACTTAACTGTTTTACGTGTACCAATATCACCAAAATCAAAGTTTGGTGTCTGATAAATAGCTTCTATGTTTGAAGAAACGCCAGCGGGATTAAAAGCATTGCCTGTATCATGATTATAAATATATCCATCTTTATCACCATGAAAAGCTTTCTCAACTCCGTTGTTGTCAAATCCTGTTGTAAGTCCCATAGCTTGAATGCCAAGCGTTTCAGCCCATTCAAAGCCATTGGCAGTAAATGTACCAATAATGCCTTTAGAAACTGTTGAGCCTAGTGTCGCGTCTGTGTAAAACAAACGATACTGAGACTTAGAGCGTAGTACACAACTGTCAATAGTAAACTCGTTGATTGAATCTGCTATACCTCCAACAATACTTTGAATCTGTCGAGACACAGAACTCAACTCAACGTCACCAATACGGGCTGTACCAGCAATAGTACGAATACCGTCAGGACTCAAGAACAAAAGGTCACCACCAATTTCTTGAATGCTATAGCCTGATAAACATCCTACGTTTTCTGTAATAGGGTCGATGCGTATATTAGAAGAATCGTTAATGTTTATAAGCTTATGAATGCTGTTTTTAGCAAACACAATCAAATCAGTACGGAATCCACGAATGCCTTGAATTTGATCTGATATAACTACTGAGCCAGCACCAGTACCCGTAAAGTTATCAGGATCGTTGTAAACACTGTAGTAAACTGTATTTAAATTGTTTTCTACGCCTGCTGCAATAAGATGGTGGTCGTGGTTGGTTATGTACTTAACGCCGTTAGTGCCATCTACTGTAATTTCATATGCAAAAAATGTACGAGTTGTAAGCGCACCAGTGCCTTCCATACGGAACGAGTAAAGCTTGTTAGCACCGTCTGCAATGATCAACTCGCCATAGTCGTATGTCGCACCTTCAAAGAGTGCGAATGAGCATTGACCTTGACCTGTTCGCGTTAAGGCAGTGCGGCCCGTAAAAGCGGTATAGTTATCACCACCAACAGCCACACTGTCTCTATTAATTTGTAGCCACGTTGAGCCATCAAGACTAAAATGTATATCAGTGCTTGAGCAGACAACTACGCCATCGCCATACACAAAAATCCCAAGAATATCATTGTCACTATTGGGACGTGTATCACCATATTGCGTAAAGCCATTAATGCGTCGATAGCCGCCATCAGGATCTACCTCAAAGTTTCTAAGTCGTGTAGCAAGTCCGGGCTGTCGAAGCATTTCAAGCTGGTTGAGGTTGGTGTTTAGACCACCTCTACATGAAATGCCAAAGGGCTGAGACATTATACAAACCTCATACGGTCATCTTTAAAATATCCGGGCGTAGGCTCCATTAAATGAAGTTTCATTAAACGTAATCCACGTTTATAATCTTCCAAAGCAAAGGCCGCTTCTTGTGTATTTTCTTTAAACTGATGTACATAATATCTAGCTCTTGCAAGCAAAACTGTTTTATATACATCTGGAAAAACTATTTCATCACCAAAAGCTGAAAGTTCTGTAGGTAATACGTAAGCATAAAACCAAACACGATATACTTTATCAGGTATTGCGCTTAGTCCAAACTTACGATTATCAGGACTTTTAATTACACGGTCAGGTACACCATATTGCTGAGTATCTGCATCATCTAAGTTTTCTGGAATACGTCGATAGTCTTTCCAAGATTCTATAGTAGTAAAACGCAAGTTACGTGCAACATAAGGTGCTGTTTCTCCTGATACACCTACAGTAGTTAAATAAAAGTTATCCCAATCAACATAACCATAGTCAGTGGTTAGAGAAGAACTAGAAGGTTTTAAATTATACCAACGCTGTCCTGCCACAGTTTCTACATACACATTGCCGTACATAGGATCTGTTTCACCACTTAAATTAGCTGCTAGAAAAGGCCACTGAGGTTCTTCATTAACTATATCAAAGTAAGCCCTATTGACTACATCTTTGACATGTTGTTGAATGCCAATAGCACCAGCAAAAGTTGCAGAAGTCAACGCAACCTCATTTAGCTCCCGCAGAAGTTCATTGGTTATTTGTAGATATGTTGCAGCCATTATTTATGTACCTTTTGAACCTCAAAGGTTGCTGATTTACTTGCACCCTTATGAGGCTTATAACCGTCTTTAGGATCTTTCATAAGCCTGTAAGACTTGCCGGACTTCATCCAGTGATAGCCTTTAGGAGCAGCTACTTTCACTTCATTGAGTTCCGTGGTGATTTAGTACTGCACATTTTTTCCATATCTTGTACAGAAGCATAGCCGCCTTTATTATACATAGAGCGTCCACCGCCCATCTTACCTTCACGTACCATACTGCCGTACATCATTCCTTTCTTTTTATCTTTGCCGTACATCATTAGTCTTGCTCCATTGAAAAAGTTTTACTAATTGCTCTAGCGCCTTCAAACTCTGTAGCGCATTCAGGGTCAGAGTCTTTATTAAAAATTTTATCAAAGTTATCTTTATAACGTGCGTAATTAGTTCCTTTACGGATTCTACTGCCTTTACCAGCAATAGTTTGTCTCATCATTAACGGCTTTGCATCAGATCCAAGTTGGGGCATTATAATCTCCAGTAAAAAGGAAAGGGGCCACCGAAGCAGCCCCCACCTAAAAAGGTCTAGTCGATACCGTAGAAGGCTTTAACCAGAGCTTCTGGTCGCAGTACCTTAGCACCGTAAACGTGTAGACCACGAACAATGTCACCAAAGCTATCTGGGTCACGGATGACCTCAGTGCTGGTGATCGTTTGAGCCGTTGCCGTAGAAGACATGTGACCAGCCAGACATTGACCAGCAGCAAGAGATACCGCAGGAATGTTGTTTGACTTGTACATATCAAAACCACGCAGCTTGCCAGAGCTTACCAAACCATTACGGATGGAGCCTTGACCAGCGTTGAAGTCTACGTTCAATAGCTTAGAGCTAGACTGAGACAGTACTTCGTAGAACTCTGGTGAAGCTACGAACCAACGGCCTTCTTCTGGAATGTTCTGTTCGTCTAGCAAACGTGCCATACGTGCCATAATATCCAGAGGATCATGCTCACTGGCACCAAAACCAATGTCTAGGTTACCAGTACCGTCAAAAGTACCTGCTGCCAAATCAGTAGCATTATCCGAACCAAGTACATGGTCAGGAGTAGCAGTAGATACACCAGCAAACATCGTTGCCAGTACACCTTCGTCAAAAGCATCACGCAAAGAGTAAGCTGCTGAAGACGTAGCAACGTCACGGAAGTTAACGTGAGACATATTAGTTTCAATGTCATCTACGATGAACTTAAATGCGTTAGCAGTGTCAACAACCAGAGTTACTTCTTGGTCGGTCAACTTCGTAGCGGTCACATCTTGACCACGCTCATACTGATAAACAGTAATTTCAGGCTCTTTGATGATTCGTACACTATCACCAAACGCTGCAATTTCACCTGCATAGTCGGTGTTAGTAATTGCTTCAATCACAGAAGCCTTACGGAAAAAGTTTAGTACCTGCTTGGAATAAACTTTAGGTAGGAAAAACGAGTTGTTTTGTCCTGCAACAGAGTTACCAAAGTTAGCATTGGTATCTGTAGCCGGTTCAAAAAATTGGTCACTTACATTATAAGCCATGTTAATATTCTCCTAATAACACAAATTAATTATGCTACTACGCGACCCTCCATCATTGCTTGCTTAATATCATCTTCATATTTATCAAACTGATCTAGGGACATAGCAGCGATTTCCCGTTCAGTCCAAATCTTAGGTTGTTTAGCATCTATAGTGGTTGTTTTGGTTGATACCATATCTGCTGCCGAACCTTGAGGTTTTTGCTTGGACTGTTGTTTAGTTTGAGTCTTGCCAGTTTCTAACTTATAAAGATCAATAGCTTTCGATGCCAAAGCAACATTATCAGGATTGTTATAAATCCAATCCTGAATTTGCTCAGGTTGCTGCTGCGCCCACTCATGGAACTGCTCATCCCCTCTGATTTCATCAAAATCTGGATGGCGCTGTTGTAGAGTAGCTTCAGCCTCTCTACGCATTACTTCAGCCTCACGCTGACGCATAGACTGTAGTTGCGCTTCAAGTTCTGCCACCTGCCGTTGGCTCTGCATATGTGCTACAGATTCAACAGTATTGTAAAGATCAGGATACTCCTGCTTAAAACTTTCTAACTCTTCTTCAGACTTAGGCGGTTCATAACGGGGCTGTGCTTGTTGAGCCATCGCAAGGAGTTCTTGTTCCTTTTGTTTAAACTCTCCAAGTTTCTGATCATAATGACGCTTTAAATCATCGTATCGCTTTTTATAATTAGTCCTTTTACGAGGTTGATCCTCTTCTTGCTCAGGGGCCTCTTCAAGGGTAGCCTGAGGTGGTTCAAAAAATAATCCATCTGCATTGCCCATACTAGGCTTGTCTGGCGTATGCCAAGACTTTTTAGCGTTATATGGATTAGGTACTTCCTCTTGTTGTACTTCTGACATTCTCAATCTCCTTCACGGGGCTTGTGTCTTGCAAGGTAGCCATATTAACTCCGTCGAGTTTATGGGGCTTGTCTTACCAAGGTAGCCGTAAAAATTATTGAAGACTAGGCATCTTATTTGCACCCATCATAAGCTTTTTGATTTCCTCGTCGGTTTTAGAAAGAGGTGAATCTTGCTGTTCAGAGTCTTTTTGCATATAGCCGCCAATAGCCTTCATTTGATAACCGCCATCATAAGCACGTTCAGCATCATCCATCATTTGTTGGAGATTTTCTGCACCAATCTGGTCGGTCGCTTTTCTGGTAAATACAAACTCTCCATCACTCAAACGAGCGGGGATAGAATCTGATACACCAGTTCCGGGGCCTTCGACTTCTCCAGCACCCGAAAACTCACTAGCAGTAAGAATTACTTGATCTAAGATGTCTGCTAAACGATCATCTTTTTGTAATGCTTCTACTAAATAATCTTGATCTGAGCCTGATAAGGCTTCATCCATAATATAATCTATATAATCATCTTCCATTTCATTATCTGGAAGCTGTGAAGCCAGTGCTTCATCCATTTCATCTTCTGGTATGTTAGGATAGGTATCTACTGGCATACCTTCAGGAGGCATCATTAAAGAGCCTTCTGCTTTATTTTCACGTTCTTCAACAAAAGTTTTATAAGTAGAATCACCTAACTTAAAATTATCTATTTTAGATTTTAAATCTTCAGGAATAAATTTTGTTTCTTGTGGAAAATTTTCATTACTTCTTGCAAATCTATTTTTAATATCAAATTTTAAATCTTCTAATTCTTCTTCAGAAGTTGCCTTACCTAGTTGTTTAGCAGCTTGAATTACAGCCTCTCTATCAGTATACTCTCCCTCTTGTAAAAGTAAAAATGCTGCACCTATATGCTCTTTAGCAGTAATACCGCCACCTTCATTAAAAACTCCACGACCTTTCAAGACATCTGCCTGAGTAACTTCTCCATCGCCTGTAAGGTCTGGAAAAGCTCCTTTTGCCAAAGGCTGTCTTTCAAATCTTTCAGCAGCTTCATTCATTTTACGCTGCATTTCTTCTTGCTCCATTTGCCTTACCATAGCTTCTACTTTATCAGGCGTAGGAACCATGTTATTGGCTTCTAAACGAGCCTTAGCATTTCTTTCTAGTTGAAGAAGCCTTTGACGCTCATTGTTGTCTGCTGCGGCTTTTTTAGCTGCTAAAGATGCTTGAGTCTTTTCTGGATCAAAAAGACCACCTTTTTCCATTTTAAATCTATCTAAAGCTTTTAAAGCACCCATTACATTGTAGCTATCACCATCAAAAACAAACTCATCTTCTCCTGCTTTTGCAGCTTTTTGAGCAGCACGTTTAAATCCAGAGTTACTATAAGTCGTCACTCCTGATTTTGTTTCTTTTGTTACAATAGCTCCTTCCATTGGTAAATCTTCGATAGAATAAGAAACTTTAGAATCTTCATCACTTCCAAGCAAAGAACTTATACCAGTTCCTAGTCCTGTTAAAAGTGTTGCACTACCAAGACCTTCTAAACGCCCTGTTGTTTGGGCACTTTTTTCAAAAGCTGCTGTTCGGTCTTTACCAATAACTGCGCCTCTGTTTTTTGCTGTGGCACCGGGAGTGTCTTCTGTAATTCCTTGAGCTTTATCTAGAGCTTCTTTAGTTTTTTTATCTAATTTTTTATAAGCCTGTGTGCCTTTTTTGACTCCAGCTTTTATAAGCTCAGCTATAACTTTAGCTCCTGCAAAGTATTGTTCACGCTCTGGTGGATTTAACATGCTTTTACCACCATTTGATTTTGTTTTTCTTGGCCCTAGTTCTGACATGTAATCTCCAAAAACTTCAAGGTCATCATCAGATAAATTATTTTTAAATTCTCTAAGATCTTTTGCATTTAACGTAGACATATATTCAAAAATATCATCATCATCAAAAACAAGAATATTTTCTGCTACTTCTTTAGGTGACATATCTTTTATCATGCTGCTAGTATTTTCTGCAATATAAGCAGAGTACTCATCAGCTAAACCTATTTTAGCTTTATTTTTAGTTGATAGATTTTCTAAAATACTTATAGGCATTTCATCCAAAGCATATGGATTAGAATTAATTTCATTGATAATAATATCTTCTGCTTCTGCCTCATCTTTAATAGCTTTTCGTCTTTGCGCTGTTTTCTTAGGAAGCTCTTTAGCTAATAATTTTTCTGCAAAGTTAATAATATTTTTACTTGCGACTTTACCTAAACTACCTACAACGTACTTTTCACGCTCTGGAGGATTCAACATACTTCTAGTCATATTCTTTCCTATTAAGTGCTTCGTCTACTTGCTCAGGTAAAGTTTCTAGTCTAGCCAGAAAACTCAGCTTCCCCTGACTGCGGAACAGATCCAGTTCCGATGTTGCCGCCACCAGTACCTGTAACTCCAAGGTCTTGAGGTTGCTCAGGTACTCCTTCAGGGCCTCCCATGATTCCTTGTTCTTCACCACCGGGGCCAGCTTGCGAGCTAGGGCTTTGTCCAACATTATTTTGCATTCCTATAATCTTAGCCATCATTGCAGCTTCTTCAGGGTCATTCATTAGCTCTTCTGGGTCTAAGTCTAAACTGTATGCCAGTTCACTAATAAGCTTGTTCATCTTAATAAACGGAGCTACAGCAGGGTTAGCTGCGGTCTGGAGGAACATCGTAAGTCTTTGAGAGCGTACTTCCTTCTGCATCAAGCTATTTGTACCTGTAGCCTTAACTTCTAAATCACCATCAATACCAAGTTTATAGTCTGAAAATTGCATGTTCCACTGAAAGTATGCTTCACCTAAAGGTTTCAATAGGAAATCATCAAGATTCTTAATAACAGTTTTAATATTCAATGAGGCTGCACCAAGCAACATAGACATGCCTGATGCGGTACGTGTCATGCTTTGTACGCCTGTTTGACCGTGACTATAAGACGGAATACCTGTTTGTTCATCTGCAAGCTGTCGGAATTTATCAAACATCTGCATATTTTCTACAGTAGTGTTTGGAAACTTCAAACCATTAATAGCTTGTCCGGGTACACCCGCTTGCCGTCTAAATACTTTACCCGGATAAATTTCCATACTCTGACCACCCACAAGGGCAGTTTCATCGACATCAAAGATTACAGAGCCTGATAAAGCCAGATTATCAATAGCCATACGTGCATGACCATTCATAATCTTTTGAGAGTCATCCATGTTTTCTGCTACGCCTATACCAAAAAAGCTATAGGGGTTTTTTTCATAGCTGAACGCATGGTACGGAATACGGAAAGGAGTAAATGGATTTATAACACTGCGAAGCATTTGACCATTACAAATCCAAGCATTGATCTGTACTTCATCTAGGTCATCTACTTCGTCAGGAATATCCATACCCACTTGTCGGCAATATTCTGCATCCATGACACCCCAGTATTCTAGTACTTCATATTGAGATGAACCATATTCATCATTACGATTATCATCTTTTAATTCTTGTTCGTAATCTTCTTCTACGTAATTAGGCCCCATCTGGAGGCAAGTACGAATAGCTTCTTTGTCAAAGTAAGGCATTTTACCAAGACTACGAAGCTGGGTACGGTTCATTCGATGACGGTGGAATACATACTCTGACTCATCAACATTTGTTGCGTTGGGGTCTGGGAAAAAGTCCCAGATACTAACAAACTCCAAACGAGGAACCCGCACATCAACAGGAGAATAAGTTCTTGTGCCGTCCTCTCCTTCCGTCCATCGGTGGAGGGTTTTGTTAAAATTGAATGGCCCTTTAACGATTCCTGTGCCGAATAAAGCTGATTCAAATAATGCGTTTCTGATTTCACTAGCGCCGTTTGACTCCTCAATTTGATCGTGAATAAGTTTTTCCATGCGTCGTGCGGCTTTTTGTGCAGGACTTAACTCAAGTACTTGAGGGTCTGGTGAAGGCCCTTCAACAAGCATATCTTTTTCTTCTGCTTGTTTGTCAAGTTGTATATCTTCAAATTTACCTGCGGCAAAAGTAGCACCGGGCTTTAACACACGACCATCACCCTCGTAGCCTACATCATAAGGATTTTCAGGTGCTTTTTCTTCAGGAGTCTGCCCTTGAGAAGTTTCAATGCCCGGTGAAGCTGTTGCGTCTATGTGCCCATATTGAGGAACACCTTCAGGCATCTTAGTTTCACTAATACCAATAGGAAACTTATTAGCACCAAACACTACGTCTACGAGTTGACCAAAGGCTGCAAGAACTTTGGTCTTAGTTACTTTAACAAACACTCTAGATTTTTCAGATTCTCTAAAGCGTACATTCTTGCCATATAGTCCACGATAGTTATGGTAGGCTGTAAGCCACCGTTGCTCATCTAAGTCGCGGGACATCTTAGCAGAAGTATAGCGGTCATTAATAAGACCTACTAAGTTGTTACGCAGGTTTTCTTCCAGCGTAAGCTGTATACCATCTTCGTTAGGTACATCTTCAAAGTAGATGTTATTAGATGTTAGGTTAGTTTCTGCCATTAATATCCAAACTCCGCATCAACGGGTGTGTATGCCTGTTCCATTCTCATGTTTCTAAACTGACTAAATATGTCATTAACTTTAGGTCTTGACATAATTAAATATCTTAGCGCATCATAAGCATGATCAGGCGCATGTGTATCTACATCTTCTGGGTTAGATTTATCCAGAGGAAGACTTTGGAGTTCGCGTATCAAGTTGGGACAGCTATTAAATATCTGTATCTTAGGTCTGCCACTTGGTTGCACTCTCAAGTATTCGTGGATTTGTATCTTCCCTTGTATTCTATTTTTATCTGCTCTACGTAGCTTATGCCCCGCTCGTTGAAGTGTCTCTCCAACTGTAGGGCCTGTTGTACCTGTTCTATTCCATGCTGCTGTATCAAGTACTCCCGGCACAGAAAAAGGGTCTGTTAGCTCCATGTTAGTAATCATCTGAGCTAAATCAACACCTGTCAGTCCTTTCCGATAAAGTTCCCTATATATAATAAGTGTACCATCAGTGGGATCAACAGCGCCCCAAACACAAGCAGATTCTGAAGCGTATCCGTAGTCAATTCCTTTTATCCTTTCCCAACCTACTGGGATCTCAAATGGGGTTATAACATGCTCCATTACATCAAACTCTGTAAAGGCAGCACCCTCTGTAATGTCCCAGTTACCTTCTAAAAGCTGTTTACGCTGTACATCTGGTAGAGCTTTTAGCATCTGTTCATATCTGCCGTCTGTAGCAAGATATGGGTTATCTTCTAGTCTAGCCGGTATAAAACGTCGTGTCAACCCATCTTGGCCTGTAAAACTTTGATTAGGCTCTGATGGATTCACATAACGCTTCTTTACCCATGTTGCACCAGCACCACCGGGGTTAGCTGTACAACGCATGTACGGCGTAATCTCAGGGTCTGTAGTACGTAGTCGTGACGCTAGGTAGTTCCAAGAAAACTCTGTTGATAGGTGAGTAATCTCATCAAAACCAATCCAACTATAAGCTTGCCCTTGATAGCGGTACACATCTGCATCTCTTTCAAGGAAGCCAAACTCTAGTTTAGCACCACTAGGGAATGTCCAGATCTTTTCAACTTCTCTGAACTTACACCCCGGAAAAGCCTTCGGGTATAATTCCCTAGACTTATCTATAAGCTCCCTGAGTTCAGGCATAGAGCGTCTTAACACTAACGCTCTGTGGGCTGCCCTGTGAGCGAATCTCAGGGGATCTACGAGCATAGCATAGGACTTACCACCCCCTGCTGCGCCACCATACAGTACATCCGTTTCAGGAGCCGCTAAGAAGTCTGTCTGCGGCCCATCATTAGGTCTGAAGATAACATTCTCTAATGCTTCTTCTTTTACATTTTTAGGAAGATTTTCAATAGTATCTTCTGTAAGAACTTTACCTTCTTTAGATGTCTCTTTGTTATCTAATTTAGCTAGTGTGGATCGTGAAGCCTTTAAAGTATTCTTTTGACTTTTTAGTTTAGCTTCAGCTTTAGCAATAAGTTTTTCTTTTTCTCTTATAGCCTTATTAGCTTTCATCCTAGCTTGGGTAGCTCTACTATAGTTATAACCTCTAGACTTGCTTCCCTTTTTACGTCCTCCACGTTTCTTTGGAGTACCGTCTACTTTTAAGATAAAGTTACCATCTTCATCTTTTAAGTAGTCATCTGGATTAACTTCCCAATCTTTCATGTATAATTTTCTTTAATCCCTGATGACTTAATCGTCTACCTGTTTTATGTTCTAACCATGCAGAGCCTTCACGAAGACTTAATACTTGGTCTTTAACTAAAACAGATATTTCCTCTAATGCTTCAAGTTGTGCTGAAACCTCTTCAAGCATTTTAGGATTATCTTTAGATATAACATATCCAAAGGGTATTACACTGCTACGCTTCGGAATGCTCAATTATAACTTCCTCTTTAGCAGGTAATATAAAAACACCACCTTGAACTGTATGGTTAACATCTAACCTGTCCGATTTACCTAGTCCAATCCGATCTAATATTGTTTGTGCTGCTTGAAGTCGGATATTGGCTTGAGGAATTGGCTGGTCAGAGTTCATAACCTCAGTAAGCTTTAGTGCAGCTTGCGGAGCAGATTGCGCTAGGATATTTGACGCTAGGTCTATTATTTCATTTTTGAGTGACTTGGTAACCTGCCAATGATTCCCAGAATAACCTGCAAGTTCGGCTGCTTTCTTTGGATCACCTCCTACTTCCATAAGATGGCCTAGAAAGTTCTTTTGTTTCTCTGTTAATTCCTTTTTCATATAAAACAGTATAGGGTTAGATTTAGCATTTGTCAACTACTTTTTAACTTGACAAATGCTAAATCTGAGGCTATACTAATTATGTAACCCACCGGGGTTGCATATAGATATATAGGTAACTATAAAGCCCTGCCAAAGTACTTTTAAGCCCTGCCAAAACACTCTTTAGAGTCCCACCTAAAATAGGGGTAGATAGCCAAACCCTAGTTGACACTTCAAAGTTTCGTAAAATGTTTGAGATTTAGTATATATATACGGGTGGGGGTATGGGCACCTGCCCGCCCCTCAGTAATACTCCAGAATACTTCAAAGATTACTAAGTGTACATTCCAGAGTACTCTAAAGTATTCCCAAAGGGAAACTCCAGAGTAGTTTACATTCCAAAGAGGACTGTGAAGAGACAGTAAAGTAAACTTTTACTCCAGAAAACTACAAAGGATTTCAAAGAGTTAACTAGTTTTCACGAAGCAAGCCCAGCGATCCCAGCAGATCATCCCAAGTATCCCTAAGGATACTCCCTCCAAAACTCCAGAACCGCCAAAAACCCAGCAAACTCAGGGCCGATTTGGGCCGTTTCTAAATCTTCGCCTGTTTTAGCGCGGAGCCTTCGGCTCTTCACGCGGGAAAAATCACGCGCCAGATTCCGTTGACATCGTTTTCGGCTTCCGGCAACGTTGAAAGGGCTGGCGGCGAGGTCAGCATGACAATTAAATAAAACTACTTCAGGAGAAGAGTACACATGAATAATTTCGCAAACATCGACGCAAATCGTCCTGCCACTTTCAAGCAGTTTGAGTTCGCAGTTTACAAAGTAACTCAAGGGGTGGCGAAGACTCGCAAGATCAGTGAGAAAAAAGCGGGTAAGTTAAACCCAGAGTTTAAGATTCTGAAAGCCCGTGTGTCTGCCGCCACTGCGAAATACTACGGCGACCAAGGTCAGCGGATGTCCCACGGCGATGCTCAGAAGTTTATCACTACCGGCGAACTTCCGAAGGAAATCCTTGAGCTAGTTCAGACTGGCAGCGTCGAAAAGCCGAAGGCTTCACCCAAGCCAAAGGCTCCCAAGAAAACTGCGGAGCAGGAAGAACTTGAGCGACTTCGCAAGGAAGTTCAAGCTTTGCTTGCAGAGCGTGACGCTAAGTCCCAGTCTAAGCCTAGAAAGCCTACGGCTAAGGAAGCTGCTGCCGCAATCGCTGCCCTACGCAGTTAAAATTATCACGCCCCTCTTCGGAGGGGCTTTTCAGGAGTTTTAATGAATTTTATTTTTTTAAGTTTTATT